AGGACCATAAGGCTGCCTTGCGATTCGGTCCAGCTTGTTGTGCCATTCTGTTACATTCTCTGCTAACCATTTCAAATCTTCGTGCATTGTTAGCTTCTCCTTTTCTTCTTCTAGCTCATCTCTGGCGGCCTGCCACTGGGGGCGGGTGAAAACATTACATGGCCCCCAAATGTTTTTAAAATTAGGTGTTGCATTGAAATTTATATAGAATGCTTTACCTTTTTTCTTAACGATCAGATAATCAGGATCATCCATAGCCCACTGAGGCTCATTCTCTGCCAACCATCTCAAGTCTTCGTTCATCTCACTGCTCCTTTTCGTTATTCGTGCGTTAACAATAAACCGTTGCTGCGTTATTGTAAACCCTTGCGGCGTAATTTATATAGCCTTAGTGCTTCGGTTTCTATAAGCCCGCGAACACTATCCGGCTCGCTTTCCAGCTTGGCCCGCTTGGCCTCCTTGGTGGGCTCTGCCAGCACTGCGCAGGCGCGGGCGTAGATGGGCAGGCGTATGGCGGACTGCAAAGCTACGGGCAAAAAGTTATAGTCTGCCGTTCCAGCCATCACCTGGCTGATTAAATCCGTTGGCTTATCCAATCTTCTAATGCCTCCATAGCCGCTTTCCACCCTAGTGCCACACACGCAAACCCACCCGCATCGTGTACGGCTTTCAGGTACTCCACTTGGCCCGGTTGCCACTTGCTTTTTGTGTGGTCTTGGCGCTTCATTTCCGCGCAGAACCCCAACGGTAAAACTATGTCAGGCGCGCCTGGGACCATGCCTAATGCCTTATCTATGGCCAAACCGTTAAACTGCTTACCCTTCCTCTTGGCCTCGTTCTTTGGGTGCAGTGCCAGCTTGCCATAGGTGTCAGGGTACCGGCGGCGAAGCTCTGCGAAGAACGTGATCTGTTCGGCGCTTTCTGGGGGGCATGGGCCGCGGTACTGCGTGTTGCCGTAGACTTTAAGCCATGGTGGCATTTTCATAATAGAGCCTCATCGGCTTGCAGGTTATGCCCTAAAGGGCGAGTAAATCCGTTTTTCCTGTCCCTGTAATAAGTGATCGTTTTTGGTTGTTCGCCTTTTTCTAAAAACTTCAAAAAGGTTTCAATGTCTGGCGCAACGTGACCTTTATAAACTGCTTTGTTTAGACCTTCCCATGCAGATATGGCCTCTCTTGCTTTGCTTTCTGGCGTATACCAGACCTTAAACTTTCGGTATTCAGTCTCGTAATGGCAAAGTAAAGTTTCATTGCCGGCAGCGCTCATTGTTTTTTGTGCTTTCCAGTTGACCACGGCGTCAGTGCTGGCAAGGTAAGGATCTTTTTTGATGCGCTGGAACTCTTGCCGTAGTTTTTCATTCGGGTCTACGATCTCGCATTTGCAAGCCGCACAAAAACGCGCCGCAATGTCGTTTGGCTCTTCACACTCTGGGCATTCTTTAAATGTCCACCTGTAGCTGCAACGCTCATACACGCCGCGCTCTGAAACAGAAATCTCTTGGCCGTTGCATCGCCTGCCAAAATGCGCAGGCATTGGCCCGAAGTCTGTTTGTATTCTGTTTCCCTGAAGATCCGTAAAGTAACCGTTATCATCAACCTGCAAACCGTCAAAGTTTGGCCGTGCTGTAAAATCATTTGAGTAATAGCAGTGCGGGCACTCCGCTTGCAGCGATTGCGCCTCACCATCGCCGCCTTTAACTCTGATAACGGGCTTAAACAGATCGCCGGCCAAGCCATGCCGGTCTATGTTGTCTGCGTAATCCAAAATCAAACAGTCGTCTTTGCTTTCGTCAACTCTTAATCCCCGGCCAATAATCTGTTGCAGTAGCCCTGGCGACTCAGTGGCGCGAAGTACAGCAATGACGCTAACGTGGGCAGCATCGAACCCAGTGGTTAGTGTTCCTACACTCACAAGATATTTAAACCGCTTGGCTTTGAACCCGGCCACTAGGTCATGTCTTTCTTTTTTGCCCATGTTCACAGTTCCGCCTAACATCATGCTATTTTCTTTCGGTAATGATTCCATGCACTCTTTAGCGTGCGACACAGTAGCGGCGAATATCATCACTCCTTGCCGCCCGTAGGCGTGCTGAACAACGTCTGCAACTATCGCGGCTGTTAGTCTGCCTTTGCCCTCAAATACTTGCTCAACCTCTCGTGCGTCGAACTGGCCACGGCTGTTTGTTTGCAAGCCCGAAGCGTCATAGCTTGCGGCAAGGTCTGGGTCAGCGTGGGCCGGCGTCAAGAATCCTTGATCTAGCAGTGTGCGTGTTTGAATACGATAAAGGAGCGTATTGAAATAAGGCTCTTTGGCTTCTAGCTCGGGGACAAAAGATCCGTCCGGTTCGTACTGGTAGATGTATCCGGTTGTTGTACGGTATGGGGTCCCAGTCATTCCGATAACGCGCAAATTTTTGTTTGCTTTGCGCATCTGTTCAATAATGAAACGAATGGTAGGCGTGTTGGTGTGTGCTTCGTCTAAGATCACCGCGCCGAACTGATCACCAAAGCGGCTTAGGCTGTTTTTTACAGTGCCAGGCGTAGCATAAACAACAGGGTAACGCATACATTTTGAGCCGGCTGCGGCGCTGAATATGCTGGCTTGGTTGCCGGTAAGCAAATATTTCTCGTGATTCTGTTGGGTAAGCTCTTTTGACGGCTGCAAGCACAGTACTCGCTTTCCGCTTGTCTGGTGTACCCAGTCGGCTATAGCTGCGCAGATATATGATTTGCCCGCGCCAGTGGCTAACTCTAAAAGGCCGGGCATAATGCACTTTTTCATCCACTGAGTTGCAGCGTCTACGGCGGATTGTTGATATGGTCTTAGTTTCATTGCAGAACCTCAGTCCAAGGGAGTCTAAAAAGGGCGCGGCAGGCAGTGACTAGCTGCTTTTCACCTGGCCGGGCTATCCGCGCGGGGTTAGTTTATCAGGAAAGCTTCCAATACTCGCTAGGCTTTCCGGTATACGGCACAAGGTCTAAGCCCTTCAAGTGCTCTTTGACCACCTTCGCATAAGCAACAGAGCCTTTTCGCTCAACCAAAGTTAACTTTCTACCGCACACCAAAGAGTTTCTTTCTTTGCTGATCTTCACAATCTCAGAAAGAACTTCTTTTTTGCGTGCCGTTGAATCGTCAATCGTTGCGCACAACTGGTCGTATTCATCTAACAGGCTTTTCGCCGTGACTGTGTTGATTTCTTTGTGCTTGTCTTCAAGGTGTACAGGGTTTTCCAGTTCGTTAATGTATCGGTGATAAAAATCAAGCAGCACCGGCAAGTTGTCAGAAAACCATTTCGGGTCATACTCAATGCGTTCTAAGCTATCGCCGTGTTTTGCCCACTGGTAAAAGTCGCACCACTGGCGCTCTGAGCACGCCATTTCCATTTGCACCTGGGCAAAGTAGTGGGGCTGGTCTGCACACAACTTAAACTCTGGCGGGTTTTTGTTGCGCTGTCCAAACGGACATTTAACCTCCACAGCGCCGTCATTATTAACAAACCCGTCAGGGCTTGCGCCTAGCCAGTCGTGGTGTGGGTGAGCGTGAAACCCGGTATCATCAACCATGTTTCCGCTTAAAGACATATAGTCTAATGTCGCAAGCGGCTCATGCAATTTTGCCGTTGTTCCGTCGCTATGTTTCCGGTAAACTCAGACTCTGCGCCGTGATACTCCCGCACCATGTGGCGAATTAAGTCTTCTGGTGTTTTCCATGGATTGACGCCTAAAGCAGCGCCAATGTTTGAGCCTGTCAGTTTTCCCTTGCGGGCCTTGAACCATTCTTCGGATCGCTGTTCCATTTTGTTCTTCCTCATTGGGTAGGGTTGGGGCGCGCTGCGCCCCTGCTATTTCTAAAAGGGAATATTATCATCGAATGTATCAACTTCATCGGCTACCGGATCAGGCTTCGGAGCCGGCGCTGCAGGCTTCATCTTTGCCGCCGCGCCTTTTGCCGGCGCAACTGCACTAATCCAGTTACCGCGCTTGCGGTCTTCTTTTGGGATCACTTGGCCGTTGTCGTCTTTGTCAAGCTCCCAGATCTGAACCTTGATAGCCATAACCTTGCCCACCAGCGCGGTCATAAGATCTGTGTCGCTTGGCTCACCTTGTACTTTCATAAGCTTACCGCCAGCGTTCTGATCAACTGCGGCCAGCATTCGCTTGGCTTTGTCTGCGGTTGCTTGCAGGTCTTTGTCGCGGCTGGTGCCGAACACTTTTTACCTTTTGAAAGATCACGCGCTTGGCAAATTCGTCCGGCTTCATTACGCGCCATTTAAGGCTGATAAATCGGTCTTCGTTGTATTCGTCCCATTTAGCTTCCTCTATGGCTGCAATACATCCTGTGTTGCCTGGGATTGGCTCAATGTCACCGCCGCCCATTTCAAACGCGCCGTTGTTTTCTACTGATGATCCGTCGTTAAGATTCCAGAATGACATAATTAAACTTCCTCATTGATTGCGGGTGCGGTTTTGCCGCCATTAAAAAACGGGATTAAAGCCAGTAATGGGTTTTGCTCTTTTTCTACGTCAATCTCTTCGGGCAAGCTGTAACGGTTTTTTGCGTCAACATAACCGATAGTGCCGTCGCTACTAGCAATCAAAACGCGCTCGCCAGTGTTGGTAACGCGCCCATACTTTGTGGTTTGGCCCTTTTTGTTTTTGCTCATGACCCCATAACAAACTCGCGGGCCTTAAGGTACAAAACCGCGTCACTTGAGCTGATATAGATCTGACGGGCTTTTTCTGGC